GAGCTACACCTTTTTGCAGGAGCAGGGGGAGGAATCCTCGGCGGACACCTTCTCGGACATACCTGCGTATGTGCTGTCGAGATTGAACCTTATTGCCGACGAGTCTTACTCCAGCGGCAACGAGATGGAATCTTGCCAAAGTTCCCAATCTGGGATGATGTCATTACTTTTGATGGAAAGCCTTGGAGAGGAAAAGTCGATGTCGTTTGTGGAGGATTCCCATGCCAAGACATCAGTTGCGCGGGGGGGGGAACTGGAATTCAAGGAAAACGATCTGGGTTGTGGTCAGAAATGGCCCGAATCATTGGCGAAATACGACCAAAATACATCTTCGTGGAAAACAGCCCAATGCTTACTATTCGAGGACTCGGCAGAGTCATTGGAGACATTTCCGAATTGGGGTATAATGCTAAATGGGGAATTGTGGGAGCTTCCAACACCAAACTTCCTCACAGAAGAAAACGAATATGGATCTTGGGTTCCGACCCCAGTAACATCAATGTGGAGAGGAGCCGCAAAGAAAAGATATTACGGTTCGCAGGATTACAAGGCATCGTTCCCGATGGAGTGGATAAGAACGAGCAAGGATTGCGAACAATACTTAAATCCGGCCTATGCAGAAGCTATAATGGGATTCCCGATCAAGTGGACAGACTTAAATCCGTTGGAAATGCCCAAGTTCCAATCGTGGCTGCAACAGCATTTAGACTTCTTTCACAATCAATAAACAACAACACAATAAAACAATGCAAACAGTAAAACTAGACCGACACAAAGAGCATCAGAAGTATCACTTGTCCGATGGAACGCAAGTCCCTGGAGGATCTACTATAAGTAAAATTGGTGATGACGCAGGGGCGTTGATCCATTGGGCCTGGAAACTAGGTTGCGAGGGAAAGAACTACCGAGACGTGAGTAAGGAGGCTTGCGACATTGGTACGCTGGCTCACTTTTATGTTGAGGCATTCTTGAATGGGTTTGTAGCAGACCTATCCGACTACACGCAGAAGGAGCGGGATAAGGCTCTTGTGTGTTATCATAAGTTCCTTGAGTGGTGGGAGACTCAAGACCTTCAGGTCGTAGCCACAGAGATTCAGCTAGTCAACGAGGCGTATCGATACGGAGGTACGATTGACCTTATCGCCAAGCGCAAGAATGGGGATCACGTTCTCCTTGACTTCAAGACCAGTAAGAAAATCTCGGAGAGCTACTGGAGGCAATGCGCGGGTTATGCCCAGCTATACAATGTGGTGACTCCGTTCCATCACATTCAAGATCACGCGATTGTCCGTATCGGCAAGGAAGAAGAGGGCGATTTTGAGGTAGTGTGGCGAGAAGACCTTTCAAAGGAATGGGTGGTATTCCAGAAGCAAGTTGATCTTTATTGGGCAATGAAAGCCGCGAAGCCAGAGCCGAAGCCCCGTGGGAGGAAGAAGAAATGAACTTTGATATAGTCGGCGGTCTTATTTGCGTATTTGGATTTATTATTGGAAGGATAACCAAATGAGCCTTCCTGCCAATCTAGACGCAGAAAGGGCTTTCCTTTCCTCTGCCCTGCAAAATCCCTCCATCCTTGATATACACGCCGATCACCTCAAGGCCGCCCTGTTCTCTTATCCAGCCCATAAAACGCTGTTTAAGGGGCTTTTAGCCCTCTGGAAAGAGGGCAAGAGCGTGGATCTCGTGACCATCAGCGAGTGGTTGGAGACCAACAACTGCATGGCAGATTGCGGTGGTGCGTCAGAAGTGGCGGCGATATACTCTGCTGTGGCGACAAGCTACAACCATGAGGAGTATTTCAACATCATTCGCCACTACCACACGGCGCGACTTGCCATTGCTGGTGCAGAGCGCATCATTGATTCAGCGCGTAACCCTGTGGTGAACGGAGAGCTATCCGAGACCGTGCAGAAAGCTCTTGTCGCCATTGCTTCAGAAGCGGAGTCAGGGACAAAAATTGAGTCTATTGGCGAGGCTACAACACGCCGCCTCAACGAATATGAGGAGATGGTGAAGAACAAGGGCAAGCTCATGGGGCTTACCTACGGCTTCCCTGCTCTTGATGAACACACGGGAGGCATGAGGCCAGGGCAATTGATTGTGATCGGTGCGCCCACAAAAGGGGGGAAAACCGCTCTTGCTCTCAACATCGCCCAACGAACCGCTGATGCCGGTAATCCCGTGGGAGTGTTCAGCCTTGAGATGAGTAGCGGGGAAATGGTGGATAGGCTTGTAGCTTCCCTAACTGGCGTGGACATATCCGTGCTATCCAAAAACCCCACTAAAGAAGAGATGGGTAAGATTGCTTTTGGCGTGGGGCAAGTTGGCAAGCTACCGATCTGGATCAGAGATGAAAGCTCTATCAACCCACTTCAAATCATGGCTGCCGCTCGTAGGATGGTGGCAACGCATGGCGTAAAGATGATTGTTTTTGATTATATCCAGCTTGCTATGCCATCCAACGCAAAGGACTCCCGTGAGCGCCAGGTGGCAGAAGTCAGCCGATGCCTCAAGTTGGTAGCCAAGGAACTAGGGATCACTATCCTGGCTCTCTGCCAGCTTAACCGCAACGGAACCGCCCGTGAATCTGATGCTATCCAGCATGACTGCGATATGTTTTTGGTCATCCGCTACCAAGAGGCAGAGGAGGATAGCAAGAAGAAACAAGATCCCGATGAGATCGGATATTGGCTTGACATCCGACTCGCTAGGAATTGTAGTAGAACATCTTTCCCGCTAACCTTCCAGCCGCAATACCTGCGGTTTGAAGAACGGGAAGTAACAACACACCAATGAGCAACTACGACAACACAAACAGCGGAGCCGCTTTCGAGCGCGACAACGCAAACCCCAAGGCTCCCAAGTGGAGCGGCCCTCTCAATGTGGAGGGTAAGGACTACGAGATCTCCATCTGGGAGAAGACAAGCAAGGCAGGAAGCAATTTCCTATCCATCAAGGTTGGCCCTCCTCGTCAAAAGAAAGGTGGCATTACGCCTCACAACAAGGCGAAGAGTAACGGCTACCAGCCGAAGGACGAGGATATTGATTTCTAAAATTTGCGGAATGGGAGTCGGAAGAGACCTCCGAACCGGGTGCTAATGCGTCAGCTGCCTTTGTCGAACACCGCAGGGCGGGGAGAAATCCCCGCCCTTATTTTTTTCAAAAATTTGTTGTTGACTCGTTTTGAGAATCTGAAAGCATGGGCCTCAGAGCATTCAACCATGCTCTGCACAACAAAAATGAAAACAACACTACGAGAGGCCGCAAGCAGGGCCGCAACATACGATGCAATGCTTAAGGTGAGCATCAAATACGCAGAAGAACACGGGCTATCCGAGATCCGAATCAGCGTTGCAAGGGCAAAGCAATTCTACAACGATCTAGTCATCCTAGAAAAAGCATTGGTTCAACCGACTCCTCGCCAATCATCGGTTGGCTTTGATCGCCTTGACGAAATCTTTTTTCGTCAGGCAAATGTATTGAACGAAACCATCAACAAAGTCATGGCATGAAGGAATATCATGGAGATCGTCCTTGCATTTGGTGGCCCCCGCTTTTGATGCGACTTTCAGAGCGCGGCCTCATCGGAACCCCGAAATACAAAATCAATGACAAACAACGACCTGAGCTGGCTATCCGCTCAAAGAGCCGCTGAAATGAGCTACAACGACCTTGCCGCAGAGTTGGATGGCCTTCTTCGCTCTTTGGAAGAAATTCAGAAGCTCAATTCTCTTGGCAAGACCCTCCTCATCCATGAGGAGATCGACAAAATCCTAACCGCATACAACCGCAAATGAAAACCAAACACACCAACCCTAGTCAGTCCCTCCGCATCCTCAAGCACCTCAAGACCGGCAAGAGCCTCACGGCCCTTGAAGCATTGAATCGCTTTGGATGCTTTCGTCTAGCCGCCCGTGTTCTTGAATTGAAGCGCATGGGCTACCGCATCAATCGAACCATCAAACACAACCGCAAAACAGGCAAGAAATTCGCCTCTTACTCCATCTAATTATGATCATCAACAACAACCCTATTGAGTTTAAATTCCCCATCAAAGCCGATGCCGACCGAATCTTGGATGCCGAAGGGCTGGAAATTTGTTCCATCTCTTCCTTGTGTTCTCCCGAAGAAGCAATCCGTTGGGCAAAGTTCTTGGCAGGGAGCTACCAAGCCTACGCATTCCTTGACGGGATCAAGCAAATCCTCATTGCGGCAGGGGGCCATGACGCAGAAACGCACGAAAAGGGTGCGCCATGCATGATCTGCGACATTGACGAGTTCTTTGAGAACACGATTAACGAGCCTAAAAAGCCTTCCTCAATCGTCACAGAATGAATTGGCTCTCCGATCCCCGCACTATCAATTATGCCTTGCTGTGCTTTTACGGCCTTCTCTTGGTGCGTTGGTTAGTTGCGGGGAATTGGAACCAAGTTCTTTATTGGACTGGAGCATTAATGTTAAATATAGCGGTAATTAAAGGATTAAAATGAACCCCGACACCACACCAACGCCGAGGACGGATGCCGCTGAAAAATACTCATTCAGCAGAGAATCCCTAGATGTGGATGAAGATGGGTCTCTTATAGCTTCCGACTTTGCCCGCAAGCTAGAACGCGAACTCACCGACAAAACCAACGAGGTCGCAAGGCTCCGTGA